AGGGTCCACATCAGAATGTCCTCGGCCCGTTAATCTTTAACTATAGCTTCATGTGGCGGTACAACCCCATCTGGAATAGAAGCAGGGTCAAGAATATCTCCGCTACCGTCCTCATCACGCAAAGCATGGATACAGTGAGCTATTGTGTCGTCCTCTAAAGCTGTAAGTTCGTGCACAACATCTGCCTTAATATAAATGTGTGCCGGTGCCGTAAAGTCGGTGTCTTTACCGTTAACGGTAACCCGTAACTTACCCTTACTAAGTAGCGTTAAGTGGTCATGTAAATGAGCATGACCATGTTCTTTATCACCTGCTTTACGAAACAGCATCTGTTTCACAAACAAATTTTTAACATACGATATGTAGGGGACTACGTCGGACATAATTTTCCTTTTATTCAAAAAAAGTTGTTTTTGGGCCTTGTTGCATCCCGGGGGACCATTTTTTATATTTTAAATTCCAGTAATAGTCATTTCCATCTGTTGGGTATGGAATAGGAGGAACCCAACAACATTGAGACTCGTTCCAAACAAAGTAATCCGCAGTCGGAGCAGAAGCAAATCCACCAAATTCACCACACTCTGGATGAAAAGTATCTCCAACAGATGCTAATTTAAACCTGATATTTTCTGTAGTCTGTTTCCATACAGCAGAAGGTAAAAAGCTATTTAAAAATGTGATGCCAACTGCTTCACTTTCTGGAAAAAGTAAATTTTGAATGTCCTCGTTGCCTACAACAAGCACTTCAAGAACAACATTGTTTTCATCTAATTTTGCAAAATATGCCATTGATTGCCCCGTTAAACAGTAAACGTACCGGAAGAAGTAAATGTGTTGTAGTAGTAAGTGCCGTCGTTGGTAACCGCACCACCAGATTTAGCGCCCGCACTCATTAAGTAACGGATGATAACAATACCATCACCGCCTCTACCGCCTGTGCCGCCTCCGGGTGAACCAGAACCGCCTCCGCCGCCGCCATATTCGTTAGCGCCTGCACTGCCACCACCAAAGCCGCCGTTACCGCCACCACCACTACCACCAGAACCTTGTGGTCCGCCTGCAGCACCTCCACCTCCGCCGCCGCCTCGTGTTGTACCAGTTACACCATCACTAGCCCCGGAACCGCCAGCAGTGGCAGTGCTAGTAACATTAGCCGCTGCAGACCCCTTACCACCGCCGCCAGCGGCGGAGTTTGCATTCTTATTAGTTCCCCCCCTGCCACCGTTATTTCCTTGTCCTGATGTTCCCGCACCGCCACTGCTGGCCCCACCATAGGACCCTCCGCCCCCACTACCACCGCCAGCACCTGCAATAGTACTAATACTGCCGCCGCCGCCACCACCCGTAGCAGAAGTACCATTAAATGAAGAAGGACTGCCGTCACCACCTTTACTGGAATTACTGCTTGATCCGGAACCGCCGCCGCCAACAGTTACAGCATAGCCCCCACCAGAAATAGATGCTGTGGTGGTTATCATGCCCCCAGCGCCGCCGCCTCCGCCATTATATCTACCGCCACCTCCGCCTCCAGCCAAAACAACATAGGTTACGGAAATAGAGTTTGACTTGCCGTAAAAGTTAGATAGCGCAATCGTGCCAGATGGGACACCAGCCAAAGTTCTGTATGAGGCTTGGTTAATGTTTGCGGTTGTAGTCCCCGCAACGCCAAGTTCTACGTTAATTGCATTAAAGGATATTGCACCGGATGCTGGTAATGTCATATCAACCTCTTATGGTGTGCCGTACGCAGTAATGTTAGCAAGAGTAATCAAATTACCTGATGAGTCTAACGAAGCTACGTTTGTACCGTTGTAATTGAAATACAGTTTTGTACCAGTGGGGGTCACACTCCAACCACCAGTATTAGTAATATTAGTTGCATTTGTTGCGTTAGTAGCGTTTGTAACCGTAGATGCACCAATAGCCGTAGCAATCTGCGCCCCCGTAGCCGCAGTAAACGCGCTTGTCCCGTTGCCATAAGCTACGCCTGTAAGCGTTGCTACGCCTGTACCACCATTTGGTACTGTAATAAGGGAAGATGTACCAAAGTAAGTTGTAGCATTTACTATATCTGTGCCGTTAGACACCAAAATAACTTTAGTCCCGTTGGCAACCGATACACCAGTCAACCCAGTAACTTTGACTGTTACTTGCCCAGCCGAGGTGTTGTTGTATATGAAGTACAGTTTCTTGTTGGATGGGACTATTAAGTTAGTGCTTGCTCCACCTGTGCCAGTCAACTCAATAAACATGTTACGAGTTGTAGCGGATGCCCCTTGGGACATGGTGAGCGTGGTGTCCGTACCGGTAGATACAGCCTGAGTTACGTAACCAGAAATAGCCTGCTCAAGCAGTGTGCCAAGGTTTAGGTTGTTGGTCGCACCCCAGTTACCAGCTTGGTCACCCGTGCCTATAAGCTCTAAGGCTAAATTGGTTGAGTATGTTGCTGACATGTTTTACCTCATTGTGAGTTGTTTATGGTTGTCCAACCAGCAGTTTCTGAGTTGCTTATGGTGGCCCAACCTGCTGTCTGTGCGTCGATAATCTTAATCCAACCTGACACAGCTTGATTATCCGCCATGATGACGTTTTCAGCAATCGCAGCCTTAAACTGAGCAAGAATTGTTTGCACAGAGGCTGGGCTAAAGTTCTCCGCTATGGTTTGCACAAATGCGGACTGCTGGGTGCTGGAGTCGGCGGAGGTCAACGCTTCTGTAATGCTATACAAAATTACTAAACCAGCAAGATAAGAATCAGCGGAAGTAAAGTTTTCCGTAATAGAAGATGCAAATTGAGCGGCAATAGTTTGTGCGTTGTCGCTTGTTAGGGCTTCAGTGATTGCTGATTGGAACTGCGCTGTGATAGCCAGTACATCAACATCCGTAGTGTTTTCCGCGATAGAAGACGCAAACTGAGCCGCTACGGTCTGGGCGTTAGCAGCCCCAAAATTCTCTGTAATGCTCTGCAATATTGCTAGGAAAGATACCAAAACATCCGCCACCGTAGTGGCTTCAGATTGGGACACAGCAAACTGCGCGGCTATTGATGGAGTGTCGGCTGGATTAAAGTTCTCTACCCTACTCTGTAGGAACGCAGACTGCTGAGTGCTCGAATCATCAAAAGTAAAACTCTCTGTGACACTACCAAAAAAGTTACCACCTACATCATTCTCAACGACTAAAATGCTTATGTTCTCAGTAATTGAGTTAAGTAGTATCTGTGATTGCGTGCTGGAATCCGCTGCGCCAATGTCCTCTGTTACAACAAACGAAAAGCTATTAACCGCTAACGCAGCGAATGGGGTTGCGGCATAGGCGGGTATTCCAAACACGGTTACCCTTTCAGCTTGGCTTCAAGCTCGATGATGCGGTCTTCTAAAGCCTTGACAGATTCAAGTAACAACGGCACCAAACGCTCGTAACGAACAGTCAGATATTTGTCGTCAATAGGGGCTGGAGCCACGGCTTCTGGCTGTACAGCTTGCACAGACTGAGCACTCAAACCAACTTCAATAATTGATGCGTCATACCCCAACTCAACCGCAGTCTCGTTAGCGTGGTAGAGCATGGTCTCAATCTGGCGGACTTTATCTAACGGGTCAGTGATGTCACCAACTTTGGTTTTTAGACGAATGTCAGAGTAGTACGCAGTAATGTTGTTAGTCGCACGAATCTCACCAGCGGTAGCCGAACCTGCTGTACCAACACCAAGTGAGTTGAACTGTACGTTAGAAGATGTAGCAACCGCTTGACCAATAGAAATCGTAACTGCGCCAGTAGCGCCAGATACAGAAACACCCGTGCCTGCTACGTTGGATGTAACGCCAGTATTGTTGATAGTTAGAGTACCAGCACCTGTTGTGGTGCTAATACCGGTACCAGAACCTAGAGTAGCTACGGTGTAATTTGTTCCATTACCAACTAATAGTTGCCCGTTAGTGGGGGTTGTAGTTACGCCTGTACCACCCTGAGCCACAGTCACTGCGGCATTTGAGGTAAGGATGGTTGCAGTGGCATTAGGTAAAGTAAAAGTTTTTACGCTTGTAGCAGGCCCTGAAAACGCGGTAAATGCGTTACCGGTGCCCCCTGCCTCTGCTGGTAAAGTACCCGCTGCAAGAGCGGAAGCGGAAGTGGAATACAGTGCGTTGTTAGCCGCAGTGAAGGTTGTTAAGCCTGTGCCACCATAACCCGAAGCGATTGTTGTGCCGTTCCAAACTGCGCTGGAAATAGCGGCGCTATTAAAAGTTGCTGTAGTGTTATTAAAGTTGTATGAGCCGGGCAGGAAAGAATAGATGCCAAATGTACCCGCAGAAGTTCCAATGTTTGTTGCGCCTAACTGAGAAACACCACCAGACGGTATGGTGTCAAGTACAGCAGTAGCGTTATTTGTAATTGTTAAAACACCAGACGAATTATTTACAAACAGAAAACTTTGCCCAAGTGACAGTGTTGTAGCATCTGGCATTTGGAAGGTGTGGGTAGTAGACCCTGTTAGTATTTGATTTCTTGTTGAAGCTACAGTTAAAACTGTTGTGCCAGCCGAAGCTGCTGTTGCGGTAAAGCCCGCTACATAGTTATTAAAAACAATATTCTGATTTGCATCACGCAGCACCACCGAGCTTGCGCCAGTAGATGCGGTTACACCCGTGCCACCATAAGCAACAGGAATAGTAGAGCCGTTCCAAACCCCAGATGTAATCGTGCCCAACGCACTGACATTGCCAGACGCATCTTCATACACCGCTCTATTAGAAGGATAGGTACAGAAAACATTGACTGTGCCACTAAAAGTAACCGCGCTTCCAGAGTTACTAGAAGCATAAATAGTTGTGCGAGTGAGCGTAGGCCCCGTAGTTGAATACGTGCCAAGTCCTGACTCCCAGTTGCCTGAAGCATCGGTAGCCGCATAGTACGTCGTATTGGTGTTGCCAATAACGGCAAAACTTTGAAAACTAGCTACGGTACCGGATAGGGTAAAACTAACTGTGGTGTTAGCCGTACCCGTCTGTTGAACGCGGTCTGCAAGAACGAGAGCCATTTAAGACTCCTTTATTAAGATGTCGCGGTAGTCGAATAAGTAACGCTGACAGTGTCGCCAGATGTAACAGTCTTAGCAGTGCTGAAGTTGCCTTCTGAGTACAAAGTACCCGCAGTGCTAGAGATTGTGCTGACAGCGCCAGAGCCTGTTACCAAGAAGCAACCATATACAGTAGCAGAACCAGTCATTGTGTAGGTAATTGCTGTGGCTGTAGAAGTTGTTACGTTTGATGGTGTTGTGCCGGTTGAAGAAGATGCTGCAAACACGGCAGTACCGCGAACAGCAGAACCACCCACGGTGTAGGTAGTCAACTCAGTCCATGTCTTAGACGACATAGTATCTGCGGCTGCAAACGTAGTGCTGTTGTTAATCAAACCTAAGAATGGACCAACAGTTGTGTAAGTACCAGAAGTACGCAACAAGGTGTCAAGCATCAACTGCTTACCAACAGCCACAACTAAGTTAGGGAATTCTTCGTTCCACTTGAGTTTGCCATCAGCATCGCGGCACTCTACTTTATAGTAGCCGTCAACACCCATGCCCTCTGGGATAGAAGCGTTTGCTTG